TTTAAAATTAATTTTAGACTGGTCAATTAGTTGCGACAAATGTTTAACACTAAAAGAACTTGTTAGCATTACCAACGTAATGGTTGATTATGTTGAATCAGGATACTCCAAAGAAATTGGGGATAGATTGGAAAACATTCAAGATTATTTGGATGAAAAAGATTAGTCCAGTAGAATGGTTATTTGAACAACTGTGTTCAGAGAAATTAAGTTGGAATAAAGATAGTATGGGAAAGTTATTTATTGATTTAACAACAAGTGATATATTTCAACAAGCAAAAGAGATGGAGAAGGAACAACAGGAAAATTCTATAAATAATTCACCTATTCACAACAAAATCACATAGTCATATATTTATAATAAAATATATAGATATGATTACACAGGCCTACTACGATAAAATGAATTATTTTACAACCTTAAGAAGATTCACACACGAAGATGCATTAGAAATGCAAGCAGCAATACAACAAACTTTTAATCCAGGTTATACCTTATGCACACATTGTCCTGCTCAAATAGAACACGGACAATTAATGATTAGAAATTGGTTGAAAGAACAAAGCGTATTTGAAACAATTGTTCCTTTGGTAGATACGGAAGAACCATTATTTGATTTTGAAGATCCAACAACAACGGTAGATATTGTTGAAGCAGATAAAGTTGGATGTGCCAAATGTGGAAGGAATAAAAAAAAGAAGATGTAATATGTTAAAATATTTTATCATAGGGTTATCAGCATTAATAATTGAAATCTGTTCCACATTTTATATTAGGGCAGTATCTGAAGCTAACACAGGAATGATGTTATTTTTTGCTGCCATAAGTCCATTCTTGGGATTACCATTCATAGGATATATGATTGAAACAAAAGATTGGGATGAAAGAATAAAACAAGCACTGGCATTATCTGTGGGATATATTGCCGGTGTTTTAATAGTAATAAATTTTATACAATGAGTTTATCTGTAAAACATAAATCATTCTGTGATGAGTATTTGGCAAATGGGTTTAACGCCACCCAAGCATACAAATCTGTCTATGGAGTTAGTGATAAAGTGGCGGGATCAAGTGCTCCACGACTGCTAGAAAATGCGAGAGTTAAGGAATACCTCCAACAAGAGATGAATAAGACATCAGAGAAGTTAGAAGTAACCCGTGAGTTCTTAATAAAAGAATACTTGGAACTAATCAATTCAGCAAAAAGTGATGAGCACTTTATTGATAGGGGGAATTGGAATAAGTCATTAGCTCAACTGGCAAAGTTATTGGGATTAGATGCCCCAATCAAACAACAAACAGAAATAACAATTACAGAACAACCCTTATTTTTAGATGACGGAACAGAAGAATAAATTTGTTTATACTACTGCGTTAAGAAAGATTAGACAAATGAAGTCCCGAGTTAAAGTTATACAGGGGGGAACATCAGCATCTAAAACCTTTTCAATTCTGGCAATCCTAATTGATAGAGCAATCAAAACACCAAACCTTGAAATATCTGTTGTAGCAGAATCCATACCTCATCTTCGTAGGGGAGCAAACAAAGACTTCTTAAAGATTATGAAGGAGACAGGTAGGTATATCCCCACTCACTATAATAAAACCCTTCTACGATATGAATTTTCAAATGGTTCATATATGGAATTCTTTAGTGTAGATGATGAAACAAAATTAAGGGGGGCAAGAAGAAATGTCTTATACCTGAATGAAGCCAACAACATTAACTATGATGCTTACATGCAGTTGGAAATAAGAACTGATGGTGAAATCTATTTGGACTTTAATCCCACATCAAACTTTTGGGCACATACAGAGGTTCTAACGAAAGATAATTCCCAACACCTTATCCTTACCTACAAAGACAACGAAGCGTTATCAGAAGACATTATTACATCGTTAGAATTAAATAGACAAAGAGCTGCCACTTCAACATATTGGGAGAACTGGTGTAGAGTATATCTTGATGGGGAAGTGGGACAGATTGAAGGAACAATCTTTAGTGATTATTTAGTTATAGATAAGATTCCTGATGATGCAAGGATATTATGTTATGGATTGGATTTTGGGTTTAGTGAGGATCCAGTAGCATTAGTTGCAATATACAAGTATGATAACAATCTAATTATAGATGAGGTGATATATCGTAAGGGGGTATTGAATTCAGAGTTATCAAGTTTAATGAAACAGAATAAAGTAGAGGGTGAAATATTTGCTGATAGTGCTGAACCCAAATCTATTGCTGAATTAAAAAGATATGGACATCAAGTTAAACCCGTAGAGAAGGGAAGAGATAGTGTTAAGTTTGGAATACAACTAATTCAAGAATATAAATTACTGGTAACCAAACAATCAAACAACATATTGGAAGAACTATCAAAATATATGTGGAAGAGGAATAGAGATGGGGGATATGACCCTGAACCAATTGATATGTATAATCACGCAATGGATGCAATGAGGTATGGTATAATGATGAAACTTGGTAAGAGAAAAGAGAGTTCAGGTATGATGCCATTCAAGATTATGAACGCATAAAAACATTTGTTATGGATGTATATTTATTTTAGAAATGGAACGGATAGAATTAACAATACAAGAATTTAGAATGGCAACACGTCCCAATATATATTGCAATAAAAAAAAATACAATAGAAAGAATAAACACAAAAATATAAAAAATGATTGAAGTAAAGATTGAAACAGATGATGATGTAAAGGTATATGAGTTCCCCGAGAATTGGGATGAAATAACCGTTGAAAAGTTTTGTAATGTATATAGACAAAACTATGATAATATTACGGAGTTTGAGGGCTCCATATATTTATTATCAGCACTATCAGGAATAGAAAAAGAAATAATTGAAATGATGGACATTAATGATTTTAGAAACTTATTGGATAAGTTAAAATTCATTAAAGAAGATGTTGTTAAAACTGAAGTAGAATCAATTATGATAGGGGAAGATGAATACTTCCTTCAAGTTGATTTTAATAAATTCACCACAGGTGAGATAATCACCATAGAGATGATTTTAAAAAAGGCTGATAATAATATATATCAGGTAATGAGTGAATTGTTGTGTGTGTTCTTAAGAAAGAAGAATGGGGATAAGTTTGAGAAATTTAAAACCAAGATGTTGGAACGAAAAGAGTTATTTGATAACATACCAATTAGTAAGATTTACCACATCTTCAATTTTTTTTTAGCTGGCAGCGATTCATTCGCCAACAATATGAAGGATTATACAGAAAAACTTTACCAATAACTGACGAAAGGTTTTCAAAGAAATTGGGGGAAAAGAAGAAATTAGATGATAGATATGAATGGTTGGATTTTGTGTATAACCTAATGGAAAGATTAAAAGAACCTGAAGAAAAGATATATAAAAAGAATTACATATCTTGTTTAAATTGGTTAAGTTATTTTAAGAATATAAACGATATGAAAAACAAAAATAGTTTGTAATGAGCATAACAAGCATAATAAGTTTAAACCAATTAATTAACTGGTTTGAGGACTTTCAAGAGAACCACTACTTCTTAAAGGACTTTGGTTTTGGGGAGCCATATGATATTGGGACATCAAGACAAATGGATTTCCCTTATATGTGGGTTACGATGAATGAGGATAGTAATATCCAAACAGCATCAAATAACAAATCAGCGATCCCCGACATATCATTTTCCATTATGTTTATGGATAAGATTAACAACCAACCAAACTACTTGGATACAAATGGTTTTCAATCTGATAATTCACAAGAGATTTTAAGTGATACATTACAATGTGTTCAAGATTTAATTGTTCATATCCAACAGAATTGGCAACAATATGGGGTATTGATATCCCAAGATGTATCATTCTATCCTGCTGTTGATGAAACAACCGATAAGGCAACAGGAGTTGTTGCTAGATTTGTATTAAGGACAAGACAAGTCAATTGTGTTATACCTGAAGATCCAGCAACAATTGTTATTCAACCAAACCAATCAACTTATGCCACACTACTTACTTGTGAAACATTAACAGATTGTAATTCATTTCAAACATATGCATATACAGGGGGGACATTTATATCAGGAACTAGTCAGGTTACTCTAACATCATTAAATGGTAATACCCTAACTATTACAGGATTTACAGGTGGTGCTGCAGGAAGTAGTGGAACGTCAGGAACAAGTGGCACTTCAGGAGCCAATGGGACTAACGGAACTTCAGGAACAAATGGAGCTGCGGGATCTAATGGTAGTAGTGGCACTTCAGGAGCCAATGGTAGTTCGGGAACAAGTGGAATTAATGGGACAGGTGGTTCTTCAGGAACATCGGGAATCAATGGGACTAATGGAAGTAGTGGAACATCAGGAGCACAAGGTATTAGTGGGGCAACAGGTAGTTCAGGAACAAGTGGAACTTCAGGGGTAGGAACAAATGGAACTTCAGGAACATCAGGAGCCAATGGAACTTCAGGAACATCAGGAGCCAATGGAACTAATGGAACATCGGGAGTTAATGGAACTAATGGTAGTTCAGGAACTAGTGGTGTTAGTGGAACAAATGGAACGTCAGGAATAAATGGAACGGATGGTTCTTCAGGCACAAGTGGTGCTGATGGAACAAGTGGGACTAGTGGTATTAATGGAACAGATGGTTCTTCAGGAACATCGGGTATAGACGGAACTTCAGGCACAAGTGGAGTAGATGGCACTTCAGGAACATCAGGAATCAATGGGACAGATGGTAGTAGTGGAACTTCAGGTATAGACGGAACTTCAGGAACTAGTGGAGTAGATGGAACAAGTGGGACTAGTGGTGTTGATGGAACTTCAGGCACAAGTGGAGTAGATGGTAGTTCTGGAACAAGTGGTGTTGATGGAACTAGTGGGACTTCAGGTATTGATGGCACAAGTGGCACAAGTGGAACTGATGGAACAAGTGGTGTTAGTGGAAATGGTGGTATATATGGAAAATGGGTATATGACCAAACCCAAACAGCATTCCAAGACCCAACACCAAATGTTTTTTTAACTGATATTGATGAAATAACCTTAATTACAAAAATATCAATTAGTGATATTGCAGCAATTACTGGAACTGATTATGATATATTCTTTAATCAAATGGGTGATTTAATCACAAGTGGTGGAACAGCATATATTCAAATTCAAGAAAGTGCAACGGAGAATGTTAATATATTTAAAGTTAATAGTTATACAGGTCAAACAGGTTATATTGATTTGGATGTAACCCCTATTGTTAATACTGATGCGTATCTTATTGATATTACCGTATATACAATTTCATTTGAATTAGTTGGTTCAACTGGTGGTGGAGGTGGTTCAGGAACTAGTGGGACATCAGGGACTAGTGGAACATCGGGTATAGATGGAACGTCAGGAACAAGCGGTGTTGATGGAACAAGTGGGTCATCAGGTTTATCGGGTGTTAATGGAACAAATGGAAGTTCGGGAACAAGCGGTGTTGATGGCACATCAGGAACTAGTGGAGTAGATGGTAGTTCTGGAACTAGTGGAACATCAGGTTTAAGTGGAGCAACAGGAACTAGTGGAACTTCAGGAACAAGCGGTTTAAGTGGAGCAACAGGAACAAGTGGAACATCAGGAACTTCAGGAGCTAATGGGACATCAGGAACAAGTGGAACTTCTTTTGCATCACCTTATACAGGTAATATTCAATTAAATGGTCAAACTTGGGTTAATTTACCTGCAACAATAAATACTACAGCGGCAACAACAGTAGATTGGAATAACGCAAATGTCCAAAAATATACAACAAATGCCGCAACAACAACATTTACATTTAGTAATCCAAATTCTGGAGCAACATACATTTTAATTATAAGACAAAGTGCCGCGGGATCTCAAGTATTAGTATGGCCAGGCACTGTAGCTTGGGCTGGAGCGGTAACACCTGTATTAACAGCAACGGCAAGTAGATACGATATCTTCACCTTTATTTGGGATGGAGCTAAATATTATGGGTCATTTACACAAAATTATACATAAATTATGATAGTATATCCATTTCCACAAGAATCAAAGACACTAACTTATTTGTCTCATACTACGAATGCCGCTGGACAAACATCATATACATTTTCAAGTGTTGCTATTGGTGGTCCTGGTTTAATTGCGATTGTGGTGCATGCTGAAGCTTCAGTTGGGAGAACTTTTAGTTCAGCAACTATTGGTGGGTTAAGTGCGTCAATAGCTGTTAATTTTTCACAACTATCCAGTCCTGGACCTGGATCTATTACTACTGCAATTATTTATAGAAGAATAACTGCCGGAACAACCGCAAACGTTATATTAACTTTTAGTGGTGCTATGTCCAGATGTTCTATTGGTGCTTGGAGAATAAATGGTAATGCAAGTGATACTCCAAGACAAACACAAAGCACTTTTAGAGCTGGGGCGGGAACAACTTTATCATTGGCTTTTACATCACAATTATACGGAGCTTTAATGATATGTGGTCAAACAAATGGGACGAATACTACACCAATGACTTGGACTAATGCGACTGAAAGATATGATGTAGATTTTGCATCATTAACACAGGTTTCTGGTGCAGATTTTAGTCCATTATTATTAGGAAGTAGAACAATAACTACAACATATGCCAGTTCAGCACAAGCACAAGTATTAGTTGGTGCAACTTGGTTTTAAACATTTGAATAATTATGGCAACAGCAAGACCATTCGCATATAACACAGGTTCAACAATAAATGGAACAGAACAAGTTGGTTCATTGGCGGTTGGAACTCCCACATCAGGATTTTCTTCTACAGGATTGGCATGGTGGAATGGAGCAGATGAAGATTTGGGTTATGTAATTGCCACACCAGTTTCAGGTAATACACAACCAACTCCAATATCGGGGGTAACAGCATCTGTTGGGTTTTATCGTTCAACTGGTCTTACTGATGCATCGTTTATAGAACTTACAAATAGTGTTTTTAATCAAACTTTTACAACAGCTAATTATTCTTCATATTATTTAACAACAAATGGATATTGGAATAGTTATCCTCTTGGAACTGGTATTACTTATAATTTTCTTACTTCTTCTGTATCAGAAACAAATTTATCAACATATACTTTTAGTGATATTAATGTTGGGGGACAAGGGTTAATTGTTATTACAATTAGTGGTAGTTATGATGGTTCTGCAATTGCAACAACATTAAGTTCTGTTACGGTTGGTGGTCAATCAGCAACTATTACACAAGTAAAATTTGGTGGTAGTGCTGCCCAACAAGTTATAAGTGCCATTGCATATCTTAATTATACAGGAACATCAACAACAACTGTTGTATGTAATTTTAGTCGGACAATGGATGTTTGTAGAATTGGATCACATATGATATTAAATAACACAAATAATACACCAATAACAAGTAATAACACTACAGTCAGTGCCGGTGCAACATCGGCATCAGTTACATTATCATCATTAGGGACAACAAATAAAGTTGTTATTGCTGTATCAACAAATAATTCAGGAAGACAAAATACTTGGACTAATGCAATTGAAAGATATGACGCAACTAGTGGGGGGGTTCCTAGTATGGGAGCGTCAGCTGCAAGCACAGACCCAACAACATCAAGTAGTTCATTAACGATTACAGATACCTTTAGTTCTAGCATATCTTTAGTTAGAGGGGCAGCATTAATTGCAATAGCATTTGAATAATTATGGCAACACAACCAATATTAAGTAGTAAATTATTAAACCAATTCGGAAAGGATTATGTTAATGTTCTTGTTTATTTATTAAAGAACAACACAGTCCCATCAAGAGCAGGATTACCGGCATACCCAAAGGTGGCATCAGGTAGATTAATTAACTCAATTGATTATAGATTAAAAGATACCGCACAAGGTATTCAATTTCAGTTATTGGCAGAGAGTTATTTACAAAATGTAGATAAGGGTAGAAAACCTGGCACATATCCCCCAATATCAGCAATTAGAAATTGGGCTCGTATTAAAGGATTACCAAAGGGGGCAGAATATGGTATTCAAAAAAACATATATAAGTTTGGAATTAAACCAACAAATGTGATAAGAAGGGCACAACTACGAATAGAAACCTTCCGTGAATTTCAATCCAAATATGAAAAGGGGGTTGTTGATTCAATTGTTAGAAGTATTAAAAAGGATGTTGAAACAGGTAATAGAGATTTTATATCTGTTTCAATCACTTAAATGTATAAAAACACTTACTTTAATCTAATATTTAATTAAAAAATACTTATGGGTTATTCAGCAATTACCACACCAGATACATATATGGCAGCTTACTCTGCAGTCCCAATTAAAGTTTATTCAACAGAATGGGATACACAAGAAAACTTTAAGTATCTTATTAATCTTTGTTGGGATACAATTACAATAAGTTCAATCACAACAGCATCGTATGGAAATAATGCATATACCCAATTAACCGTTGCTTCATCAATAGATTATGCAGTTGGTGATAGTGTATTTTTAGAGGATGTGCTTAACTCAAATCAATTCACAGGGTATTATAATGTCCAAGCAATTCCAAACTCAACATCAATCCTTATTGACCTAATAACGGGACTTCAAACAAACACATCAGGAAACAAATTATCAAAAGTAATTAAATGGAAACTAAATCCAGATCCTGATGGTTATGGTAAATTAGATTTATCAAATGTATTGAAAGATAAAGTATCAGATGTATTAACAGGACAATCAGTTAATTATGCTTTGGTTTATGATGGGGAAGATACAAGATTTTGTTATACATTATTTTGTGGTAGTGAAAAGAATTATGTCTTTGAGTTTGAAGATAACTTATTTTCAGGTGGTTCAGTAGGATTTTATAATTCAAACATTCTATCTTTATCAGGTGTCCCATTTCAAGTGGGGGATTTAATTACAATAACTCAAGACCAAGTTGGATGGCCTTATACGGATAACTTTTTCTCAAGTGGTTCAGTAGGATTTACAGGTTCAACCCAACATTCATTTTTGGCAAATCAAACAATCACTGTAACGGGACAAGAAACAAACCCATACTATAATGGTATAACCACAATATTATCAGTAACAGCAAATGGACTTGTAACAAATAAAACATTTCAAGGGGCAAGTCCTGTTGAACCAGGTATAATCTATGGAATACCAAGACCTGAATATAATGCGACTGCTTTAATAACTGAAATATTTACATCAGTAACATATGGGGTTGTAATCATTACAAATATTCCTTATACCACATCATCAGTTGTAATACCTGGTTCAATACAATATGCTAATGGTATATTAACAACATCACCAAACGAACTTAAAATCACAGGTAGTTGTGTATTCAATGCCCATATCAACAGACCTGATTATAGTTTAACGGCTTATGACCCATATGTAATTCAAAATAGATCTTATTCAGGAAACAATATATCAACATTATTATCGGGGGAAACTTGTTATAGAATTGAACCATCAACAATAGGATTTTTATTATCACATCAAGATGCTTCAAACTACGCTGATGGTATGTCTTATTTATTTTATGACTCTTCAGGTTCTTTATTGGGGGAAGCATATATTGTTAAACCAACAGGTAGTGAGGACTTCTATTCCCCACTTGGATTAGACCAATTTGCTGCATCCAATTATGTTAATTACACAAATACATTTACAGGATATTCTGGCAACATAGCATCTTATACAATGAATACTTATAATTCAGCAGGAAGTCCTGTTCAATCAAGTAATAAGATATGTTTCAAATTGAATACAGATTGTTCAATGTATGAGGTATTTAATATAATGTGGAAAGATAGATATGGTTCATACATTTCATATCCATTTATTTATATGTCCCGAAAGAATATTGAATCAGATAGAAAGACATATTATGGACAGGAGGGGAATTGGAATGATGATACATTTCAATATTATGATTATGATAGAGGGGAAAGAAATTTCTATACCCAAAGTAAGAACTCTTATGTTGTAAATTCAGGGTGGTTATATCAATTTGAGACAGAGTTAATGGAGGATTTGATGCAATCTACCGATGTGTATCTACAAACCCCTGATAATCGTTTATATCCTTGTATGATAAATGATACAAGTGTTGAATTATTTAAAGAAATAAACGAACAAATATTTAGCTACACATTTAATTTAAGAGTGGCATTTAATGAATTTAGATTCTAATATATGAGTTTTAACAAATTACAAATAATAGCAAACAATGTGCCCCTTGATACTTATGATGATTGGGACATATCCTTGAATTATCAAATTCAAGATATATTAGATATTACAAAAAGGGTAACAAGTTTTTCAAAAACAATTATTATACCTGGCACAAAATTTAATAATAATTTTTTTAAGAACATTTTTGACTTAAATGTAGATTTATCAATATCATCTTATAACCCAAAGAAATCAATCCCCTGCCAAATTAGTATTGGGGATGAAACAGTATTTGCAGGTAATTTAGAATTACTACAAGTTATTGTTAATCAAAAATTGGTTGAGTATGAAATTGTTGTAACGGGAGAATTAAAAAACCTATTGTTTAATTTTGGAGATTATTATTTAAGTGATTTAAATTTATCAGAATATAATCACACAAGAAGTATATCAGCAATTACAAACTCTTGGAACTATAACATAATTAAAAATAGTTCTTTATTTAATGCCACTGGTCTTGGGGAAGGTTATGTATATCCATATATTAATTATGGTGCATCACAAAACATAAATACCATATCTTATGTGTATGACCAATACCCTGCTATATATGTAAAAACAATAATGGATAAACTATTTCAGTTTGCCGGTTATTCATATACATCAAACTTTTTTAATTCAGATTACTTTAAAAAATTGGTTGTCCCATTTACCAATGATAAATTACAAGACACTCCTGAAAATTTAAATTATAGAACAACAGCTGTAAGTATTAATTCAACATTAGCTGAACCATCAAATAAGTTTGCTTCTTATTCCCTACAAGCATATGAAAATAGTGCAGGGGTTACAGGTTATAGACAACTTATGCCTGTAATGAATAACAGTAGTTGGTGGCAGTATAACGCACTTGTTGGTTATTATTTCCCATTTGATTTAGAAACAGGAAGTATAGGTAATATCGCATTACAAGATCCAAGTAATAGTTGGAACATTTCAACTCAAACAAAATATACTGCACCTGAATCAGGATTTTATGAAATAGATTTTAAGATGTCTTTTATTTTAAAGTTCATACATAAAAATGGAAACAACATTGCACATAGTTCAGGTTCATTTAATTATTTTGTTGGATTAGCAAAGGCATTACCAAATGGTCAATATCAAGCAATAGCTTCTGTTCCTGGTGCAAATAACATTGGAAGTATTACACCGAGTGGGGGAGCACACACATCGCCTTGGTATGATACGCAAAACCCAATAGATGTTTCTATGTATGTTCCAAGTGTATATTTAAACGCTGGTGAAAAAATAGTTATATCAATTGCATTATGTTATCCATCAGGTATAACTTGGGTTGGTGCTGGAAATGATAGTAAAATTTATATGGTTGCAGTTGCAAAAAACAATCAAGGTGGTAGTCCTCATTACTTATCTGTTAAACCAGCAACAAACACAGTTACAAATCCAAATATATTAGTTCAAATGAATCAAATTCTGCCAGCATTAAAGATGAAGGATTTTTTCATATCGGTTTGTAAAATGTTTAACTTAATTGTGGCAGATGACCCAAATAAAACAAACAACATCATAATTGAACCAAGAGACGATTTCTTTTATTCCAAAAGGAAAGTTAAGGATTGGACTTATTTACTAGATCACAATCAAGATATCAAACAAATCCCAATGTCTGAATTAGATATTAGGGGTTATGAATTTAGATATACTGAAGATGATGATTATTACAATAAGCAATATCAAACGGAGACACAAAACAATTATGGTGATTTTGATATAGATTTTATAAATGAATTTTCAAACGAAACTCAAGAAATTAAAGTTAGCTTTGCGGCAACTCCTGATACTGATAATTTCATATCAACAAGGGTTGCTCCATTCTTTGCCGATTTGGACGGAGATAATGTCTTAAAACCAAAGAAAGTAAAACCAAGAATATTATTTTATGATGGGGTAAAAACTGGCTCTTCATATAAATTATATAATTCACCAACAACAACAACAGGACAAACAATAACACAATACCCTTATGTTGGAATGTGGGATGATACCCAATCCCCACAATTTGATTTGGCATGGGGATCACCTGAAAAGGTATATTATCCTGCAACAATTTATCCAACCCAAACCTTAATTGATTTATTTTATAGAACCACATTAAATGATTTAAGGGATGTTAATGCTAAACTGATTAAAGGTTATTTCCATTTAACACCAGCAGAAATATCTGACTTTGATTATAGGGATATTATTTTTATTGATAATGCATATTATCGTGTTAATAAGATTGTTGATTATAACCCAAATAGAATTGATAGATTAACATTAGTTGAATTATATAAGATTAGTGATGTTGATTATAGATTACCAACAGATATAGATTTTCCTCAAAACAATGTAATATGTCCTGATGATGTTGTTGCAAAATTTATTAAGTATCAAGGTTGGAGTTATGTATCATCTTCAGGACAATTAGTTGGACAAGAGTGTTGTAATCAATTAGGTGGAGTTTGGGCTAATGGTTTTTGTAAAGTTCCAAACCCTGTCGTTGTTGGGGGAACAGGTGTTGGAGGAATTACATTAGTTGGAAACACTTCAACAACTCGTAATGGTTCAGGTGTGGGAACACCAACTCCTTTAATATCAGGTCAATTTTTTGTTGCACCAATTAGAGAAGAAAGACCAACACAATTAATGCGTAACAACACAATTAATAATGGGGTTGGAGTTCAAACACAAGGATTTGAAAACTATGTTGCACCAGGAGTAACGAATGGTATGATAATAGGTTCAAATAACACATTAAGTCAAGGTATAGAGAACACATTAGTCATTGGTGATAACATTACCCCAACTCAATCAAATTCGTTGATTGTAGGGGATATATTAATAACAAGTGATGGAATCCAATATGCTAATATCTATATTTTAGATGCAGGGGAAGACACCGTTATGAATGATGCAAAGACAAACTTTATTGATATACTTGATGGTGGTGAAGATAGTGTTAGAAACTTTGGTGGTGATTCCAAATTAAGACCTATAATAGATGGGACAGACGTTCAAGTTACTTCACAAGTTTTTGCAAGTGTTAATGTTTAAAAACGAAAATAAAAGTATAATATTTAATAATAAAAGATGGCATCTGATAAAATAGAATATTCAAGGTTACTAATTAAAAGGAGTAATGTAAGTGGAGAAATACCAACAGTTCCTCCCGTTAGTGCAGTAACACTAAATCAATTTACACCTACAGATATTTTTGTTGGTGAGTTCTTCGCTAATGTTGAAGATGAAACATTATATTTTAGAACTAATACAGGTATTGTTGAAATAGCAGTATCGGGTAGCACGGGAACTACAATCCCATCTTTAGTTCAAGTATTAAATCAAGGAAATACAACAGGGGGATTTGGTATTGAAGTATCATCGGGGAATACAATAACTTTTAATGGTTTAACATCAGGAGCAACAGCAACTTATTTGGGGTTAGATGCATCAGGAAATACAATAACCACTGTTGGTGGTGCTGGTGGGCAAGATTTAGAAACAACATTAGGTTTTGGAAATACCACAGGAGCAAATGATATAATCTTTACACAAGGATATAGAGTTAAGGGAGCATTAAATAAAGGTTATTTTGAACCTGAAGGTGCGGATGAGTCAATCAGTATTAATTATACCACTACAGGAAATACAGGATATTTAAATATTGGTGATTCTACAGCATATTTTAGTTATACTGATGCTGCTGCTTCCCAAAGTTTTGTGGCTATAGATGGGAATAAAATTCAGATGACCAGTAATGGTGGTTCATTTACAACACAACAATATGGAGCATCATCAGGTTTAACTATAAATCCAGAGCCAGGGTTTCCATTATATGTAACTAATTTAACGACAGGAACAAGTATAAATTCATTGGCTCTTGATACAAATAATAGAGTTATTCTTGCCCCCACAATTGGATCTACTGTAATAGGGACAACAATAATAACAAGTGGAACTACTGGTAGAGTTCTTTTTGAAGGAGCAGGTAATGTATTTCAACAAGATTCCCAATTGTTTTGGGATAATACCAATAAAGGATTGGGGGTTGGAGCAACACCATCTTCTACCGTAAAATTAGACGTAAGAGCTGATTCAGCATTATCTACTGATTTAGCATTTAGAGTTAGAGATAATACAGATAGTTTTAACATTATTGAGGCAAGAAATAATGGGGATGTATATGTTGGTGCTTATGCGGGATATCAAAGCACTGGAGCTGCTAATACATTTGTTGGTCAAATAGCAGGATATGTTAATACTACAGGAGTTAGTAATTCATTTTTTGGTTGGTCGGCAGGAAGAGATAATACTGGAAATGCCAACTCATTTTTTGGGCGTGAAGCAGGAACTGCCAATACCACAGGAACTCAAAATTCATTTTTTGGTCAAGGATCTGGTCAAAACAATTTAACAGGAAATCAAAATACACATATTGGGAATCAAGCAGGTTTATCAATAGCTTCAGGTAGTTTAAATGTTTCTATGGGTTATTTGGCTGGAAACTATATTGGGACAGGAACAACATCAGGAAATACAAGTTCAAGTAATTCAGTATTTATAGGAGCTGTAACAAACGCTCTTGCCACTGGTCAAACAAATCAAATTGTTATAGGGTATCAAGCTAGAGGTTTAGGAAGTAATAGTTCAATAATAGGTAATAGTAGCACAACCTTATTTAAATTATTTGGGTCAGGATTATTTGAAAATGTTGCTGTAGCTCCTTCAGCATCAGTAACAGATAGTTTCCATTTATATGGTGCTGATATTGTTGCGGGTAATTCAGCCCCTCATTTTAGAACAGAAGCCGGAGATACAATTAAGTTATATAAAGAAGCAGAAGTAACAACACCACAAGGTATTGCCACAGCATTAAGTAATTTAGGTTTATTAACAACATCAACTCTAACAGGTAGAACACAACAAAATATAACATCAGATACTAATCAAACTATTGATGGGTCAGTTTATAATGCAATAACTTGGATACAAAGTAATAGTGCAACTGCAAGAACATTAAATGTTACTAATTTACCAATTGGAAGTTCATTTACGGCTTATATAAGAAATAACAATGTATCAAATAAAACTTATACTTTTCAAGCTGCAGGTGCATCATTTGATATTACAAACGGTATAGGAGGTTTAATTACAACTGCAACCCTAACACAAGATAGTGGTGTTACAATTGTATATGAAAATATAAACGGAACAATAGTAGGTAGAGTATAATAAATTAAAAATAATAAATTAAAAATAATTAATTAAAAATGAGTTTAACAATTAAAAAAACAACAGAAAAAAATATCTTAATCAGAGGAACGGAATTTGAATTAAATGAGGTTTATGGTAGATTAGAATTTGTATCAAGAGCAAATGGACTTACATTAGAAATTGCCGTTGGAATTTATCTTAATCAAGATGCTTACCTTCAAAATAAGTTTTTATTAACAGACATCCCACGAGAAAATCTTAATATTAATTTAGCTGAAAATGAAAAACAATCTTTAGAAACCGCACATAAATACGCAAAATTAGCATACGAAGAACTTGGATATGAAGTTATAATAAATTAAAAATAATTAGATATGGGACTAGAAATAATAAAAGATGGTGTGGTTATCCACCAAGATAACAAACCTCCGTTAGATGACGTTATATCACAACAAGAACAGATTATAAATGATTTAAAGAATCAAATAAAACAACAACAAATTATAAATGATTTAAAAAATCAAATAAAAGACCTACAATCTAAAACAGATGCCAATTAAAGAATGCCAAGATAACGGAAAACCAGGAATGAAATGGGGTGATAGTGGTAAATGTTATACCTATGACCCAAAGAATGAGGGGAGTAGAAGAAACGCAAAGAAAGAAGCAATCGCACAAGGTTTAACTTATGATGAGTTTAAACCAGGTGATCCAAAAAACAAGTAATAAATTTCAATATTTATTTAAAAAACATATATGGCAACTACTGCTCAAATAAATATTAATGTTAATGCAACCCAAGCAGAAAATAGTGTATCTAATCTAAATAAAGATTTACAGAATAGTAGCAAATCATTTAATAGTTTAAAAGCAGAACTTCGTTCTATCACACAAGAACTTCAGGGATTAGATGCAGGTTCAAAAAGATTTCAAGAATTATCACAAAGAGCAGGAGAATTAAGGGATAGAATACAAGATACAAATGCTGTAATTACTGCAACGGCAGGTAATGTTACTGAAAACTTTGGTAAGGCATTAGGGAATACCGTTCAAATTGGGGTTGCAGGATTTCAAGGGTTAATGGCAGCACAAACTTTGTTCGGTATTGAGAACGAAGACCTACAAAAGACAATCGCCAAAATGACTGCCTTGTTAAACCTATCACAAGCATTAACAACGTTTGGTGGGTTAAGTGATAAATTAACAGAGATTAAGGCGGGATTTACTCCAATACTTCAATCACTTGGATTATTACAAGTAAAACAAACACAAGTTGCCGTAGCAACAGCTACAGCAGATGCCGCATTAGTTGGTGAGTCAGTAGCCGCTGGTGGAGCCGCAGTATCAACAGGATTCTTTGCGGCAGCCTTAAATGCCCTTCCATTAATTGCGGTAGTAACGGCACTTGGACTTTTGGTTGCAGGTTTAATAAATTATGCAAGTGGTGTAGATGAGGCATCAGAAAAAGAGAAAAAGAAAAACGAAGAATTAGAGAAAGCTAAAAAGGCTCAAGAAGAATATAATGCGGCAGTTATTGCAAGTTCTGATTTATTTGCAAGTCAAATATCAGGGTTTGTATCTTTAACCGCACAAATCAAGGCATCATTACCAGGATCTAAAGAAAGGTTAAGTTTAATCAAACAAAGTAATGCCACCTATGGAACAACAATTCAAAATCTAAAAGATGAGAAACTTTTTCAAGATAAGGTAACAAAGGCGGTTTCTGACTACATCGCATTTGCCCGTGTTAAGTTTAGATTACAAGCAAATGAAAAGGCGATTGAGGCTGAATTTTCAAAACAAGAAACGACAATATCAAAGTTATCAGGTTCATTGGGGATATTAAATGCGGCACAAAAAGCATATGTAATAAACTTTGCAAGACAAGTTCAAGCAGGAAAAGAAGTCGTTGGTAATTTAAACATTTTAGATGCAGGATTTCTTCAACAAGGAAAACAATTTCAAATATTACAAAATGATGTATTTGATTATTTAGGTTCAGTTAGAATTTCAAATAATGTTATTGAGGGATATGGATCAACAATTAATGCATTAAATAAGGAAATAAATAACACATCAAATGCCTTATTTAAAGCTGCTGAATCTAATAATAATTTTTCAAATACGGTAAAAGATAATACTGGTGTCGTAGTTGATTATGGTGATGCGTTATCAGCTATTAAAAAAATACAAGAAGAAGGTGCAAGAAGTGAAACTGAATTACTTAAAGAAAGAATTGAAAGAGGTGATAGAACAATAGATATAGTTCAAAGAGAAAAACAAATTAAACTTGATGAGATTAAAGTTGTTTATGAGGCAACAAAAATTAATATTACCAAAACCGTAACAGATAAGAAAAAACAAACCGAATTACTTAAAAATCTTGAAGACGCTTATAGTGAATTTACAAAAAATGAATTACAAAGAAGAAGAGAACTTGATATATATAATGCAGAACAAAGAGTTAAAACAAATGTAGAAACTCTTAAGTTATTACGATTAGAAGAAAACGCACTACAAACTGAAATTAGATTTGGTGATGGGGATACAAATGATACATTAAAAGCCTTATCAAATCAAAGATTACAAAACGAATTAGATAACATTGAATCAAGACTTAAATATGAACAATTAAGTGTTAAAGAATATGAAAAATTACAAAATGATAAATTAGTAATAGAAAAAGTATTTTTAGAAAATAAGGGAAAAATAGGTAATGAAGTTGCTGGTGCAGAATATTATAGACAATTAGAAATTAATAAGAAAAGATTGGCAGATGATAATAAGTTAGAAGCCATTGCGGTATTAGATGCAGAAACTCAAAAAGTTAGTTATATTGTAACCCTCCGACAAGAACTATTAGATGAAATTAAAAGTTTAAATGATGCTGCTGCTATTGCAACTGATAAGGGGGATTTAGAACTTGCTGAAAAACTTAAAACCAACGCAACAACTTTAGCAACACAACAGGAAGAAATTAGATTAGGTGTAGAAAAAGACATTAATAAAGGTGCTGAAAACTTATATGAAGAATATTTGGTTACAAAAGAAACCGCAGATACAGAATATTTTAATGGTTTAATTGAGGCAACGGCAAAGACAGATGAAGAAATATTAAATAATAGAATTGGTAAAATTGAAGATGTATTAGAACAAATTACAGTTATTTATAATGGGTTTGAAGCGGCAGTAACAGATGCTGCAGAATTGGGAGCACTTAAAAGAACGGGATTTTTAAATGACGAATATCAAAAAAGAGATGATATGCTAACCTCAAGTTTAGCTCAAGGATTAATCACTCAAAAAGAATTTGATAATAAAACAAAACAAGCGGACGAACAACAAGCAAACGAAGAAAGGGCTCTTGCAAAAAAATCATTTAATCTTAATAAAGCGTTTAGTATTGCATCGGCAACTCTTGATGGAGTTAAGGCTGTTATATCAACATTTGCAAACACACCAGGTGGTTTAGTTATCAAAGGTATTGCCGCAGCATTGGCAGGAGTATTTGCTGCAGTTCAGATTGGAGTAATTGGGGCAACAACCTTTCAAGCGGCAACAGGTGGTGTTGTTCCTGGTATGGGGTCGGGACAAGTTGATTCAGTATCAGCACAATTGGCGCCAGGAGAATCAGTTATTAATTCAGTAAGCACAAGTAGATTTCTACCTGTATTATCGGCAATCAATCAGGCAGGTGGTGGTAAATCATTAATGCCAAATCTACCAGCAACAAATCAAGGACAGGTATTTCAATTGGTATATCCAAAGAACGAACAATCCCAACCTGTTAGAGCATATGTAGTAGAATCAGATATAACTGATGCACAAAGAAGAGTTCAACGAATAGAAAATTCAACAAGATTTTAACAATTTAACAAAATGGATAGACAGATATTTAAGCTTATGATGAGTAAATTCAATTTTAACACACAAGAACCAATACTTTATTTGGATTTTGATGAAGAAGATATGAATGAAGGGATGGATGCATTATCCTTTGTTGATAAACCGGCAACGGATATAGAGTGGAAGATATTTAAAAAGTTGGAAAGTTCTTATAATGATTATCCAACATCAGTAAAAGAAAATGCCTGTAGGGCAATCAAATATAAAGAAATCACCCCCAAATTAGATTGTGGAACTCAAGTTGGTTGGACAAGGGCAAACCAGTTGTGTAATGGAAGAAGTATTTCAGTTGATACAATTGCTCGCATGGCATCATTTAAAAGACACCAACAACATAAAGATGTCCCTTATGATGAAGGATGTGGAGGAATTATGTGGGATGCTTGGGGAGGAACTGAAGGTATTGAATGGGCAATTAGAAAAATGGAAAAGATTAATAATGAATTAAGAATGACCCCATTTGAAAAACAAGAATTTCAAGAAATTGATTATGAAAAAAGAATGGTTACAGCTCCTGTAATGTTAGCTGAAACTGCAATATTAAGATATAATCCTGATTTGGGTAAATACTATGTTAAGTTTAGACCTGAAACAATTGAGAAGATGATGA